AAGTTTATTTTAGCTTTAGATAGTGTTTCTAAATCATCTTTTGATAACTTCTTTAAAGCCATCATAAGTTTTTTAACGGCCGGGGAATTTGGGTTTATTTTTTTAATATCTCCATAAGTTGCTTTTAACAAATTTATTTGATTCTGATTAATAGATTCTTTTAATCTCATTTTGTTTCTCCAAAATTACATTCGCAATATCCACCAATTTCACAAATAATATCTCTCATAATATCGTTTGCCTTTTGATATTTATTAACATTATTAACATTACGATTAACACCTTCATTAACAGGCTTTAAAAACGCACCATGGGTTGATGGGTTACTTACAAAATCCCAACATATTAAATCAAAATCACCCTCAACTGCAACTGTCCCATCTTCTTTAATTTGGCGAACCGAACCCATACCCCGTGAGGATATACCAACTGTACACCCTGCTTCTACTAGCTCTTTAAGTATTCTACCCGCTGGGGTATTAAGTATTTCTACTTTTCCAACTACATCTGTACCATCCCACCAAATATCTCTAATAATATGCGATGTGTTCTTTAATTCAACGTCTAATTCCCCATAAGCACGATTTTCTTTAATTTCTCTACCTTTGTATTTTTGAACCTCACGCTTCAATATACTTTCGGGATATACCCTACCATTTTGGTTTTTTTCGTTTGCTCTTTGTAAAACACCTGTTACAATAAGTCTACCATCACCCTTCATCGCAGCTTCTTTGAGCTGCTGGGGTTTTACATCAAATACAATAGTATCAACCAATAGCTGTTTCATTTTCTATGCACCCAATTGTTTAATCTTATATGAAATACGATTTAATCTTTCTGATATTTTGGAAAAATTGTTTCTTGTCTTTTTCCAATATGCGTTGGATGAAACACCCATTTCGGTTTTTAGTTTTATATTTTGATTTACCAAGTGTTCTACTTCGTAAATTTTTCTATTAATTTCTTTGATTGCTTTATTGATTTTTAATTGGGGAGAACCCATTTCATCTTTTCGGTATTGACGATAGTTTAATTCGTTAATAGCATCTTCAATACCCTTTTCCCATCTCTCCAAAAAATTTCTTTTTACACTTTTTATTTTTTTATACCCCAATACTTCAATATGGTCATCATCCATATCTTTTTCACTTTTTGCAAAAGCATGTGGGGTTCGTGGTGGACCAGCACCACCATCCAAATTAGAGGTAACATTTTGTTCTTCCAGCTCTGCATCTTTTTCATCCTGCGGCTGTTCATCAATTTCTTCTAGCTGCTTGAATTTTTTATCAAGCTCCTCAATTAGAAATCTACTCATATTAAATACCTTTTAATTCGTTTAATAATTGGTGATATCTTAAAAGACCTAATGCCTGATTTTCAGATACAATTTTAGAATTTGATAAACCATCAATTAAATTGACAACTTCTTTAAGTTTTATAGCGGAAACTTTATCTGAAATTTTTATTTTGGAAAATTCTTTTTTAAGCTTTTCACTTTCTCTTAAAATAAACCTTTTTAGGTTATCTGAATTATCAACATTGTTAATATAATTTCTAAGTACCGATTTTTGTTCAGTAGTTAAACCCTTATATTTTTCATTAAATTTATCAACTAAAAATTTGTATGCTAATAATCTTACATCTTTTGATTCATTTACATACTCACTATTCACCTCACGCTCAGCTTTAGGTTTTTTTGTTACATTTTCTAATATAACATTTTTACATTCAACCCATTCTTTTGGAGATGTACCTTCACCATTTTCAAACAATTTGTAAATAGATGCAAGGGATTTGTAATTGGATACTCTATATTTGAAAAAATCGTTTGTAGTAAAGCGTTCATTAATTGTTTTAATTAAATTATATTTCTCACGCTTCAATACACCTTCATTTAATTTTTTTCTTTCCGATAAAACAATATTTAAAAACTCTTGTGCTTTATAAGAATTATCAAAGTTTTCTTTTACTAAATACTGATATAGTTTTAGTTCTTTATTTAGTTCACTTCCAGTTTTAAAGTGTTTTTTAATGATAGAAAGGGCAGGTGAGTTCTTTTCGTTCAATGTATCAGATGCGATTTGTCTGACCAATAGTTCAAACAAAACACCTGTATTTTTAAATTTTGAATGCCTAAGTTTATTCATTTTTGTTTTTACCCCTATATATCATTTAATAAATATACTAAAATTGATTAAACCATATCATTTAGTATGTTTTTCTCATCTAACATACTAACTTCATTAACTTCACCATCAGTTGAAAGTGATTCAATTATCATTTTTTTGGTTTTAATTTTTGATTTTTGCAAACTTGCTTTCAATTGTACACCTTCAATTGATAATGGCGATTTTCTATAATTGTGATATGTTGATTCAGGTGATATATTTTTTTCATATCCCAATGGGTTTCTTCCAAAGTTACTTTCATCCGTTCCAGTTGTACTTCCTTTTTGTGGAGCACCTGCGCCAGGAAACCCACCTTCAGGTGAACCACCCTCAGGTCCTACTTCACCATTTGTTGGAGCGGGTGCTTGTTGCCCACCACCACCTTCAGCGGATTGTTGAGACACAACAGCCATATCATGCGGTGTTCCAAATGATTCGCCTGTTTTGACTGGGTCATTACCTTCGTTTTCAATCTGACTTTGTCTAAATCCTAACTTCAAATCATCAATAACTTTTTGTTGTTCAGCTTTCCACTCATCATCGGACATATTAAATATATTCTTATATATCCACTCTTGTGATAGTAATTTTGATGTTTTAATATCGCTTGCCAATCTAACATTCTCAACCCATAATGCAACTTTTTCTTGCTGATAAACAATTGATGGTGGGGTTAGTTCTAACCAAAAATTTGCTAAATCTTCATTCTCATACCCTTGAGCGTAAAGATGGATAATTGCTATTTTGGTTAATTCCGATAAAACGATTTTTTGTACTCTTTCAATACTTCGTGCAAAACGGATATCTTGTTGTGCAAGTGTTGCTTTACCGTCCACACCCTCTTCATATCCAATAAATGCTTTTGGAACTTTAAGAGCGGCCATCATTCGGTTTTTTAAATAATTTATATCTTCAATCCCCGTAAATTCCATACCACTTAAAGTATCAATTTGAGTACCAGACTGACCACCTCTGACGGGTAAGTAATAATCTTCTAACATATTTTGAATGTTGAATTTAAGATTATAATCTCCAGTGTTTTGGTCTACATAAGGAATTTTTTTCATTTTGTCAATAATATTTCTAATGTGCTGGTCAACCTCATTTGGTGGAATATTACCAACATCAATTTTAAAGACCCTCTTTTCAGGTGCTCTCATAATACGATGAATCAACATCGCATCTTCCATAAGGGTTAATTGTTTCCAAGTCTTTCTTGCTGGCTCTAAAAGTGAACGGCCGTATGGTAAAAAGTTTGTATCTGAAAATAATCTAAAATGTGCTATTTTATAAAACGGAATATAATTATGAAAATCATTTTGAGATTTTTGGTAATTAAATCCTGTAGCACCACCACCAAAGGTTGTCATTTTAAAACGAACTTCAAATGGATTATCTTCGTTAAACCCTTCTTCTCTCTCAACCTCATATGCTGATATGGGTGATACATTTACAATTCCAACACCCTCTTCTATATCCAAATTTAAATAATAATCACCATATTTGTTCATCCCCCTAATCCATGCCCATAAATTAAATTCAATATTTAAAACATCGTAAAAAAGGTTGTGTAGTATTTTTTTGATATTTTCATCATCAGAGTTAATTCGTAAAACATCACCTACATCGTTTTTAAGAGTGCACTCATCCGAATATATATCTAACACCGATGCGATAATTGAATCTTTATCCATTGCTTCATAATCGGTATATAGCTCTAATCTATTGGATGAATAGTTGTATTGGTTATTGTATGTTTCCCAATTTTGGCGGGTACTATGCAATCTACCAAATCTATCGTAGTAAGATGTTCCTTTTATGTTACCTTGTGATTGTAATCTTTGTGTGTCAATTGCACGGGTCTTACCCTTACCAATTCTCCTTATAACAACTTGCGTTGAAAAAAGTCTTTGCAATCTACCGAATAATGATTTATCTGCCATAAATATAAATATAAATTTTTTACAATAACCAACTTAAGTCAACATCGTTACCACGAACATCCTTCATCAAGTACGGGTTTTGTGTTTGATTTCTGCTTGAAAATACTCCTGGTTGGTTTGAAGATATTTTAGTAATATGTGTTAATGCACTTCGGGTTAAATCCATCCCCTGCTGTCTTAATTTAAGAGCCGTATCTCTTACCCAAAGACCTGTAGAAAAGGATATAACCAAGTCATCATTGTAACCTCGTTGTGCTTCTGCCTTTGGCCCATTCCAAATAAACACAAACAATTCATCTAATAACCTTTTAGAACGAATTATGGGAGATTTCTCTCTCATATAAGTATCTAACTTTGATATAATTAATGGACGGGTTTTTTGTGTTATTGAAAACCCTGGCACCATATCTTCTTTTTGTTTTAAATCCCACCCACGCCTTAAATGGATGTCCTCATCTACATACCCCAACTCTCTATACGAATAGTAAAGGTTTTGATAATTACGGTCAATGGCTTCTTGGATTACCGCCCACCCAATGTTTGCATTTTCAATTACTAAAAGAGCGTTATTCCACTCCGTTGCAACTGATGTTAAAAATGCTCCATATTGTTTTGTTTCTATCTTACCCCTATACTCTGCTACCTGTTCAATTCTTTCAACATCTATGACATGAAATGCGGAATAGTCTGCACCATCACCCCTAGCAACGTCGGCAACAACAATATAATTTTTTTCATAGTTTGGGTAATCCCATATCCAATAATTTGCATCAAACCCACGCTTTTCAACGGGTTCGGTAATATGGGTTTCACTATACCACTCTAACACACTACCATCAACAACGGTGTAACCTGATGATATAAAGTCGGTATCACATTCTTGTGCAGCACCTTTCTCACCTAATAATCGGGTTTGTTCATCTCTCCATCGTTGATTTCTTTCGGGGTGAACTGTCCAATGTAATCTTGTTGGATACCATTTATCACCTTGCTCACCCTGCAACCAAACTTTATGAAAGAAATTACCTACACCATTTGGTGTTGAAAGAACGATAGCACCACCACCAGTTGATAATGTTGATTGTGCTGATAACCATATCTCTTCAATACCTTTGATAAATGCAGCCTCATCAATAATCAATAATGAAAGTGCTTCAGAACGGCCTGCTGTTTCAGTTGCAGAAACTGCTTTAATCTGAGAACCATTCTTTAATCTAAGTGATAATTTGTTATCTTCTGCCGCAGGAACTTTTAACCAACTTGGTAGGTTATCATACATAAACCTAACTTTGGTTACAAGGTTTTTTGCTACATCCTGTGTGGTGGCAATTACAAGTATGTTCTTATCTCTATGAAACAGCATTAACCAAGTAGCATATCCAGCACTAATAGTGGATATACCTAATTGGCGTGATTTAAGAATAACATTGAAACGATGTTCTTTAAAACTATCAATCAATCCCTCTTGGAAATCATAAAGATTAAATAGTATTTTCCCTCTATGGGGATGTTGTATGTAACAGTATTTTTTAAAAAAATATACGGGGTCTTTTGCACACTTTACATACTCATCGGATATTAATTCCTTTAAAGTTTTAGTAGCCATTAGTTTATTTACTTATTTGCCAATAAATCTTTCCCGTAAAGTTTGGATTTAGTTGATTATCTAATCCACCACCGATTGCGAATGCTTTTCTTTTTTTGGTTCTGATTAATAATTCACCATTAGCAATCATATAATTTCTACTCCCCACGAAACCACCACCCAAATAGATTTCTCTTTTGTTTATTAAAATACTATGAGTAACAGTCTTAGTAGGAATAACAACATTTGTTATAGATTGGCGTGATTGAATTTGATTTTGTGAAATTGTATCTTTTAATACTACATATCCAAATGTATCTACTGCAATGGTGTCCTGATAATAATATTTTGAATAGTAATCTGTTAAAAGAGCCATTGTATCAATTGGTTCGGTTTGATTTACTATAAAACTATCAATATCAATTACAACTCTATCTTGCCATTTCGGCACATAAACTTTTGATTCATTGGTAATAGTATCGTATTTGTATGCCACCGTTGTTATGGTGTCTATGGTAGGTTCGTTGTTAAAAATTCCTTTAACAAAGCCCATAGGTAATTTATCCCTAAGTAAAAATAGGGCAATTAATACTACTATTACTAGTCCAAAAATTTTAGATATTTTCATTGTTCTTCTTCTGCTTTTTTTGTTTCGCTCTGTAGTTATTTCTTCTTTTTGGTTTTGGTTTTTGTTCAACAACAGCTTCGGCTTTAGGTTCTTCGGCAATAGGTGTTGCTTTTTTAGCTTCAGCTTTTAGCTCCTCAGCGATTGCTCCTACCCCCGTTGGTGATAATGCACCAACATATCTTACCGATGATGAAAAAATTGATTCTTCTGGATATGGATGTATCACTGTTTCAACCTTCTTTGGTTCGGTTTTTTGACCAAAAATTAAACGAAATAATCTTTTTAAAATGTTCATAACTTTTCCTCCTATTTTTATAAATATTGATTTTAATTTTATTAAAGTAATTTTGATATTAAATACGATGCTTTATCAATTAACAACCGATTGTATGGGCTGGATGTTATTATTGGTAATGCGTTTACAATATCCATTTTTGATTTTATATACATCTTTGATTTAGGGTCATTTTCAAACTTTTTAGCACCCCAAAGGTGATATATTGATTGATTCAATAGTTTATGAGCATCTTCTGATTCGGAATCTAAATCAAATGTATAAAAAGATTGATTGGTATAAACTACAGGCACCAATGCTTTTGTTTTAATTTTTTTTAATTGTTTTGAAAGTGCTGCCAAAAACCATTGCTCCATTATTATTTGCGGTGATGAGTCAGCATACAATAACTCTTTTTCTTTTGTCATATTTTTTACTTCACCACTTGCTCCCAATACAAATTCAAAGTATTGAGTTACATATTCTGTCTTAAATTTTTCATCGAACATTCCAACAACAGCACAATTCATTGGAAAAGAATCTTTAAAAGAAATTATTCGTTTTTTATCCCACTTCCAATTACCTGAATGTTCTATATCCAATGGATTACCATATGTGGTTGGTGATTCTCTATGAAGATATAATAAATCACATCCAACCGATTCTTTCTTTAAATTTTTATACAAAACCAAATCAGTATCATAGATAATAAATGGAGTTTTTAATTTTGACATTGCCCATATTTTTGGAGATGCCCAAAAGTTGGGTGATACTTTATCGTATGGATAATCATCAAAATAATCAGTAATAACCCCATCGTAAAGTGGGGTTATATTCCAACTATCGTAAAATTCTTTTGATTTTTTATCGGTTATTAAATAAAGTGGTGTATCAGCATTATGAGTTTTGTGAACAATACACGTAATTTGATATTTACTTCAAGTGGCGTATTTCCAAGTATGATTCTAAGATAAGTTTCTTTTTTAATTTTAAATTTATCACCAGGCTTTAATTTAATTGGTAGTTGATTATCAAATTGAAACATCCACCCATTACCACTTACAACTTCTACTAACCTATCTTCCCTATCTCTATGCCACACCAATTCTGAATTATCTACATTTGGTTTAAATACCCTACGAAGATTATTTTGGGACCTGATTTCGGAATAAGGTCTTTTCATATTACCAATATGAGTTTATATCCTCACCACCACCGATTTTAGACCAATGACGGGGTAGGTTGCAAGACCAATAACCTGGCGATGTTTTATCGGTTTTTTCAGGACAGTTATGTCTATCAGAAAACGCTTTTCTTGCCTCTGGGTCATTTATTTTCGCAGTTAATCCACCCTTTACATCCCCAAAGGTTACTTTTCTGATGTTATCACTTGATGGGTCTTTTACATATACCACATACTTTTTACCTTCATCTGGATTTCTTTTTGGTGAATTTAATTCTACTTCCCTTTCCTGATACTCTGCTTCAGCCAACATTGGGAAATCCAATAAAACT